AGAATGTAGCTATTATCAACTTCAAACGCGTTCTGCTGATGAACCGATGACTACGTTTGTGACATGCATTCCTTGTGGTGCGCGTTGGAAATGCTAATAATGCTAATAATGCCAATAATGCCAATAATGCTAATAATGCTAATAATGCTAATAATGCTAATAATGCTAATAATGCTAATATGCTAATAATAATTTTAATATTTATTTTTTATTTTTATAATATTTTTAAAAAAATAAAAAATAAAAAATAAATATATATATATATATATAATATATAAATGAGTAATTCTGGACCAGATGATTTTGAACTTTTAGAAAAAGAGAAAATGTCATTAGAAGATTATGAAAATACAATATATAAGCCTCGTACAACAGGGCTTGCCAGTTATATAACAGGCGACAATGCCGTTTATCCTTATCAAAAAGTAAGTGATTTTAAAGATTTAACTCCCGCACAAATTATAAGTAGACGTTTACATTTAATCCACCCGAAAATGGACGATGGTAATATTATTTCATCGGGGTTAACTAAATCTCAAAAACAAGCGGTCACCCGATTAAATATATTAAAAAAAGATTTTGGAACATCGCCTGAAAAAACACAAAATAAAATGAGAAAAATTTTAATTGACCAAATGGCCAAAAAAGAAATAAAGGGTACACAAGATCAGAGTGAGGTAGAAGAACTTATAAAAGAAGCAAAAGTTAAGGCAGCTGAAAAATTAGAAAAAAGAATAAAAGATGCTGAAGAAGATGGTGATATACAAGCAAGATTAAAAAAACTTAGTGGCACTAAAGATATTTCACAAGCCGAGTTAGAAAAACGATATGCTGAACTTGTAACGAAGGGTGGTTCTAAGCGTAAAACATCTAAGCGTAAAACATCTAAGCGTAAAACATCTAAGCGTAAAACATCCAAGCATACCAAACGTACATCTTCCTCTTCTACCAAACGCAAAGCCTCCTCTTCTATTAAACACAAATCAATTCTTAAACGTAGGAACAAAAAAGGAAAAAAAACTACAAAAAAAAGAATGGTTTCTTTTTATCTGTAACTATCCTCTGTAAAATAATTGACATTAGAAAGACAATGAACTAAATTCATCCACCGATGTTATTATTTTAAATCTTTCTTCAAAATGACCAATAAATTTTTCTGATTTATTTTGGATACAGACAATATCTTTAAAACTATTGATTTTTTCCGAATATACAACCATAGGATTCATTTGACTAATATGCATATCGATTGCTAATAGTTTATTATTGAAATTCAGTTTCGGTATTTGGTTTGATATTAATTTTGATGATGCTTTATTATGTTCTTTTTTTTCTTCTTCTTCTTTATCCCAATTATCCCATGCACTTTTATATAACCAAATATTTTTTAAAGATGATGTATTATACTTACATTTTTGTAATATTTCGGCACATTTAATATGTGTTTTTTTAGGATCAGGGTCAACACATATAAATATATGCTGAGGATTAACTTTATCTATAATAGCGCTCATCTCATTCATATCCTCTTTTGAAATTTCCCTTTCATTTGTAAAATAAAAAGGTAATTTAGCATTTATAACTTGTTCCTGCTCATACCCCAATACTTTAACCGATGAAATCGCTTCTTTTATTCTTAGCTCATTCACATTCACACCCTTTTCAGTTATCTTGATTCCATTTAATTCCATATGACATTCATCTTCGTTTTTTAATCCACCGATTCCATTGGTCATATAACAAATACTAACATTTTGTTTATTCGGTAATAAATCCATCGTTCCGCCCATCCCAATCACATCATCGTCGGGGTGTGGACTGGTAATCAATACTTTGTCCTCAGGAGATATATGCTTATTAATATAATCTATCACAGGATTGCCTATTATATCGGTATTGTTTTTTACAAATTTATGATATAAATAATTTTTATATTTAATCTCTCTAATTGCTTCTTCGTCGCATACCATTATTGTATGTGGATGGGTCTGAAAATAAGAACAAGTATATTGCGATGAAATCGGTCCTTCAATGCATTCTTTGGTTGCTATTGCTTTTTTAACTCCCGAAGACATAATAATCACTTGTTCGGCAGCAAAAACCGTTTGTATACCAATTGTTAATGCTTGTTTGGGCACACTTCCAATATTAGGAAAAAATCTCGCATTGTCTTGTATCGTTTCTAATGATAGTGTTTTAATTCTTGTTTTTGATTTAAGCGATGAACCAGGCTCATTAAAGGCAATATGTCCATCCGAACCTATACCACATAAGAAAAGATCAATCCCTCCATATTTTTCTATCGTTTCTTCATACCTCTTGCATTCTTGTTGTAAATCTTCCGCAAGCCCATTTAATAGATGAATATTATTTAGAGGTATATCTATATGATTGAAAAAATTACTATACATGAAATAACTATAACTATTTGTATCATCCGATGCTAACCCGACATACTCATCCATATTAAACGTTACTACATTTTTAAAACTTAATTCTTTATTTTTGTAAAATTGTATCAAATACTTATATACATTTATCGGTGTTGAACCAGTAGGTAATCCAAGAACAAACTCTTTTTTTTTCATATCGTGGTTATGGTTCATATCGTGATTATGGTTCATATTGTGATTATTTATTTGTAATTTTATATAAGTAGCCACCCAATAACAAATAAAATCATAATTATCTTCTATAATAACCCGCATTTTCAAATATGTAATATTATATTAATATTATTATAACGATTGTATTTATATTATAAAATAGTATATAAATTATTATATAAATTATTATATAGATAATATAAGTAGTATTAGAAAATGAAATTCGGATTATTAATTTTTGGATTAACCGCTTTTTTTGTTACAAATGTATATCATGATGGCAAATATGTCCAGTTAATGAAAACTTGGAAAAAATATTACCAAATGGCGGGAATCGCTTTTATCGGTCTCTCCGCTTATTTATTTATTAAAAAAAATCCAGCCGATAGTAAAAATTTATTTAAACACGCAAATGAAATGGTAAAATATATGCCAATTGATAAAGATGCAACTGATTTATTAATGCCTATTATAGATATGACAAATATGACAAATCTATCTTTATTTAATGATACTAAGACGAATTTACCAGCGAACCAGCAACCGCAGCACCAGCAACCGCAACCGCACCAGCAAAAGCAACAGCAATACCAGCAAAAGCAACCGCAATACCAGAATCTTACTCCGCAACAAAAACGTCTTTTAAATTCCGGTAATAACGGCGGTAATAATGGTGGCAATACACAAAAAGCAACCAAACGCTGTGTAAGCGAAACTAAAAAGAAATTTGTCGCTGCTGCGCAAGGATGGAATTGCGGGTCATGTAAAAAACAATTACCGGCTTGGTTTGAAGTTGATCATAAACTTCGGTTAGAACAAGGTGGCTCAAATCATGTAGATAATTTAGTTGCTTTATGCCGCGATTGCCACGGTAAAAAAACCGCATTTGAAAACTTATAATTATATATAATTATATATAAGTTTATTGGATTATTCTTATTAATATTATTAATATTATTATATATTAATAATAACAATAAATAATAACAAAATAACAAATGGAAAAAAAAACGAATTTCTTTGATCAATTAGAAAAAACAATTTATAGTTATCCAAAATATTTTGGTATTTTAGAATCCATTGAATTTGTCGTATTTTTATTAATTGTTTATAAATACAATCCTTTTAATATTTCAACAAAATACCCTGTGTACACCCAATTTGCGGTTTTAATTACTGGATTCATATACGTTATTCTATTCTTTTTTGTGAAATACAATTTTATAGAAAATTCAGGTTTACTTAATTTAGGTTTACCCAATCCAACCGAAAAGGATTTTATTAAACGGGTCCTATCAACCATTTTTGTTCTTATTGCATTTGCCATAATCACAATGCTTGTATTTTGGCTGTTTCGTAATACTTCCTTCTTCTTTTTACTTTTTAAGTATTCAATACATATTCTTTTAATTGTTGGTATTGTAAGTATCCTTTATCTGCTTACGAATAAACTCTTTTCAAAATTATTAAATGGCATGAATATTGGATCACGGAATGCAGGAACAGCAATTAATTTTTTAAATTTAATTAAAAATTTTATATTATTTTTGCCTTGTCTCTTAATTAGTTTTGTAGAATACATGCAGTACCAATTTAATATTACATCCAAACCTATATGGACGCTATTATTCATAGAAATTATATTAGTATCCTTTTGGTTTTTAATCCCTCAATTCATTCATTATTATTACACGACAACAAACCAAGGAACAGTATTATTAAAAGAGCCACTTTATTTAAATAAAGAACATACTTTAGGCGATTTTGAAAATATCCATTTAGATAACATTAAAAAAAATAAAAACACTAAATTTAATTACAATTATTCTATCTCCGCCTGGTTTACCCTTAACCCACAACCAATAAATACCCGTGCAGCATACACCAAATACACAAATATTTTAAATTATGGGAAAAAACCCGCTATACAGTTTAATAGCAAAAAAAACAGTCTTTTAATCAACACTTTAGTTGGACGCGATAGTGCTACTAATAATATTAATATGGCTGTGGCGGCAGATACAGAGGCCGGACCGAATGCTAATACTGACGCGGATGCTGACCCGAACATAATAGAAATTTATGAAACCACCTCTATCAATTTCCAAAAATGGAATAATGTCGTAATTAATTACGACGGAGGAACCATGGATGTATTTTTAAATGGTATATTAGTTGCTTCTAAAAAAAATGTTGCGCCGTATATGACCTACGAAACAATTACGGTAGGAGAGAAAAAAGGGATTGAAGGTGGTATTTGTAATGTAGTTTATTATGACCATACCTTACCCAACCGCACCATTAAAACGGTGTATAATTATTTAAAAAATAAAGAAACTCCTTTATTTTAATTTTAATATTTTTTAATTTTAATATTTTTTAATTTTAATATATTTTAATTTTTAATATATTTTAATATTTTTATATATTTTAATATTTTTATATATTTTAATTTTTATACTATAATTTCTATCTGTATAGTATATAATAATAGAACTATGAGTTTATTCAACTTAATATTAATTAGTTTAGTTATACTATTTGTTGTTTATTTACTTTTACAATGGTATTCAGGTAATTCAAAACAATTATCTAAAAGCTCAAACGCGCAGGACCAGCAAAGAATTGTTGCTTCAAACATTCCTGCTAATAATAATTCAAGCAATTATACTTATTCTACTTGGTTTTATTTAAATGATTGGAATTACCGTTATGGCGAATCCAAGACTCTTTTAGCAAGAAATGACGCCGATAATAATCCTGGCCCTTCAATTGTTTTGGGTGCTATGAAAAATGACATCACCATTTCAGTCACCTGCTATTCTACTTCTGATGAATCGTCCCAAGCAAGTGATAACCATGTTATACATAATTGCACTATTTCAAATTTTCCTATTCAAAAATGGGTCAATTTAATTGTTAGCTTATATGGACGGACCCTTGATGTTTATCTTGACGGCAAATTAGTACGCACCTGTGTTTTACCCGGTGTTGCCAAAGTAAATAAAAATTCCGATATTTTTATTACACCCAAGGGAGGATTTAGTGGAATGACCTCTAATATCAAATATTGGAGCGATGCTACTAACCCGCAGGAAGCTTATGAAATATATAAAGACGGATTTGGTGGGTTAGGTGGGATCGGTAAGTTTTTAAATAAATATAAATTAAAGATTTCTTTCCTTCAGGATAATAAAGAAAAAGGCAGTTTCGAAATATAAATGAAATAATATATAAATGAAATAAATATTAATGAAATAATATATAAATGAAATAAATATAAATGAAATAAATATAATCTTTTTAAAATTATATAATATATATAATATATAATATATAATATATAATACAATGAGCACTGGCTTAATATCAGAAGGACCGAGTAGGTTTATGAAACCCTTCTCTTCTACAAATTATTTACAAGGAAGTAAAGATTTCTTATCATCTAATAGCATTGTCGCCAAATTTGCATTTTTAATGCTCGTTTTAATTATATTTATCATGCTTGTTCGTTTCGGTGTTTCATTCATCACTTGGATGTTTACGCCTACCAACAATCCCGTGTTAATTGATGGAATGATTGACGCAAAACAGCATTACCAGTTTCATCAAGACCCTTCTATACCGCATTCAAAACCGATCGTGCGTTCTAAAAATTTAACCGAAGGACTTGAATTTACCTGGTCTGTATGGATCCACGTTGAAGATTTTCATTATAAACAAGCTGATTACAAGCACGTTTTCCATAAAGGAAATATTGATATTAATACAACAGATGCGCCTATCGGGTTAAATCGCCCGAATAATGCGCCTGGATTATACATCACACCTGATACGAATAACCTTCTTGTTATGATGAATACATTTAATAAAATTAACGAAGAAGTAATCATTCCCGACCTTCCTCTGAATAAATGGGTAAATGTGATTATTCGGGTAACCAAACAAACCCAATTAGATGTCTACATTAACGGGCGATTAACAAAAAGACATATTCTTAGCGGCGTGCCTAAACAAAATTACGGCGATGTGTATGTTGCCGCCAATGGCGGGTTTGACGGTAAAATTTCAAAATTACAGTATTTTAATAGCGCCTTAGGCACAAGCCATATCCAAAAGATTATCGATCAAGGACCTAATTTAACGGAAAAATCTAAAAGTTTATTAGATTCAAAACCTCGTTATTTATCTACACGCTGGTTTTTCGGCGATAATTATTCATTGTAATTTAATTATTATAGTATTCATTTCATTTATCAATGTTAAATTATAATTAATTCATTTTTAATTATAATTCATTTTAGTATAATTTATTTTAGTTTTTTTTTAAATTTTAGTTTATTGTTTTTTAATTGAAAAAACATATAAACTGTTTAATTGGAGTAGGCAAGACCACCCATTCCACTCATAATGCGAAGAACGTTGTAGTTAATAGCATAGATGTGTAAAGGCGTGGTTCTTGAACATTTTAATTGCGCATTATCGATTCGGGAGAAATTGCAGGTTCCGGAAGGCTGGTGTTCTTCAGGTTTAAGGGCAAACGAGTAGACGGCAATGGAATTTTCAACTAAACCACCGTGACCAGAGTGATGTTGCCATACTTGAGTTCTGGTAAAATATTGGGTGAATCTATCCGCAAAACGGTCATGTCCATTCAGAGTTAATCTAAATGTATCACCTGTGGTCCAACCGAGAAAAGCAGTAGGTTGTCCATTAGCAAAACCACCAGTCCAGATAAGTTCTTTGACCGGGTGATTGAAATTCAGGTTGTGGCTGGTTGCCGTTCCTTCACTTTGAAATTGAAGTTGTTCAATTAAATATTCGTGTGATACTTGCGCAAAACGACGACGTTCATCAGTATCAAGGTAGATGTAGTCAGCCCATAATTTATAGTCACCGGCAACCCCTCCTATTGTGCCCCATTCAAAGATGATTTTAACTTCGTGGTACTGAAGAGCAATTAAAGGAAGAGCAAGACCAGGGTTTCGGCAAAACCAGAATTGAAGAGGAATGGTAACTTTGTTCGACTCTAAATCGAGCACGCTGAACATTGCTTGATCGCCAGCAGCAGCATCTGCAAAAGCAGTAGCAGTATTACTTGCTACACCACATCCCATGCCACTCATATTTTGGAAAAGAGTTCCTACACCTTGTCCTGTTTTATTTTCAACAAGTTCGGCCCAGACTTCCATCCAGTGACCATAATGTTTATCAATACGTTGACCACCAATTTCAACTTCAATTGAATCAATATCACGAGCAGGACCATTAATAACATTAGTGGCGGCGAGTGTTCCAGCAAGATACATTCTATGAACTAAATCACCATTACGAGAGATGGTGACGGTCGTTCGACCACCGGATGCAACGGTTCCATTCATCGTCTGTTCAATGGCTTCCATTGAAAAGTTCGTGTGTCGGCGGTAGACAACTTTAAAAAAGGTAATCTGAGGATTACCGGTAAGGTAGACATCTTGAGCACCATAGGCGACTAATTGCATTAAACCTCCTCCCATTTTACTTTTATACTATATACAAAGAAAAAAAAAATAGAATTTTTCCTAAATATATTATAATTATTCTTATTCTTATTCTTATTCTTAATCTTTATTCATATTTTACATCTATGATTTTTTAAATATTATATAATACTATTTTTCAATACTATATAATATTTTTTTTAATTTTATTTTTATTTATTTATTTTATATATATTTTTCAAAATACCCAATACATATATGAGTATTTAGTTACAGTATATAGTTACTATATTTAGTTAGAGTAGGCAAGACCACCCATACCACTCATAATGCGGAGAACGTTGTAGTTAACGGCAAAGATGGTGCCAATAGTAGGCTGGGCACCTGTAGTAACTAAATTGGCGTTATCAATACGACTGAAATTGCAGGTTCCTGAAGGCTGGTGCTCTTCGGGCTTAAGGGCAAAAGAGTAGCAGTTAATCTTTCGGGTCAGCTGGGATGTGCGGCAAGCAAAACCAGTAGTCTGGGCAACTTGTATAAACATTTTTGCTTTACCTGCTGCGGTAACGGCATTAGCAGTGGTGATTGTTCCATGAATAACCCGAGCTGCAGCTGTATAATATGCAGTTGCAGTAGTACCGGCTCGTGGTAATAGGGTTGTACCGGCATTTGCTAATGTTTCAGTTGTAGTTGATATTATAGAACCAACGACTACTGCACTGGCGTCGTTATTAATAGAATTTGCACCGGCAGCAAATTCATCCGCACCTGCAGATAACCCAACATTGAATGCCGTATCACCAGTACCGGTAGTGAAAGAGTCTGTCACAACTAAACCAAAATGTAACAATACTGTATCCGCAGGTTGTGTAATTGTAAAAGCGGGGTCGGTTGCATCAGCAGGAATATCAACTTCGGTACTAAATATAGTGGTAGTGCCAGAATGTTGATTATGCGGTTGAAACGATGCCGCTGTTGGTAAATTTTGACCCGGGATAGCGGTGTGGTGATCGTAGGGCTGACGAAGCTGGAAATATTCGGGTTTCTGTTCAGCAAAACGGTCATGGCCATTCAGGGTAAGCTTGGTTTTAGTAGTATTATCTCCATCGGTGGTGTCGGTCCAGATAAGTTCTTTAACGGGGTGGTTAAAGTTAAGCTGAACTTTGCCGGTGGCGGTACCAACGGTAGTAAATTGAAGCTGTTCAATTAAATATTCATGCGATATTTGCGCAAAACGGCGACGTTCATCAGTATCTAAATAGATATAATCGGCCCATACCTGAACGGGGGCATCTACACCAACAGTAGCAACTCCAATACCCCAAGTACACTTAAGTTTAACTTCATGGTATTGGAGCGCAATTAAAGGAAGAGCAAGACCAGGGTTACGGCAAAACCAGAATTGAAGAGGAATATGAACCTCATCTACACCAGTTGTTACAGAAGAACCAATATCACCAATCATCGCCTTTAACCCAACCGCTTTAGATTCGGGGGTAGTTAATTCATTCCAAACTTGCATCCATTCGGCGGTATGTCTGTCAATACGTTGACCACCAATTTCAAGTTCAACTTCATCTACAATAGCACTACCATTTGTAATGCCTGTAGCGGATGAAGTCACATAAAGTTTATGGACTAAATCACCATTGCGGGAGATAGTGACAGTTCCACTTGTTTTAGAAGCACCTAACGTTGACGTTCCGTTAATGGTCTGCTGGATGCATTCCATGGAAAAGTTCGTGTGTCTGCGGTAGACGACTTTAAAAAAGGTAATCTGAGGATTACCGGTAAGATAAACATCTTGAGCACCATAAGCGACTAATTGCATTAAACCTCCTCCCATTTTACTTTTATACTATATACAAAGAAAAAAAAATCAATACTATAATTTATTAATTATTAATATACGTTTATTCATTTTTAAATTTACACTGATTTAATTTACACTGGTTTAATTTACGTTTATTCATTTACATTGATAAATCTATACTTATGCTTGTTAAAACTTATACTTGTTAAAACTTATACATAACACAATTAATTATAAATTAATTGTATTATTATATTAATAATATATTATATTATTATTTTTAATATTAGTATTAATTCTTCTAAAGTATCTCTCATCCTATTATTTAAAATTTAATATTTTATATTTTATAGTATTTTTTTAATAATTTTTTAGTATTTTTTATATTTTTTTAGTATTTTTTATATTTTTATAGTATTTTTTGATACTATTTTTCAAACATTACCTAAAGGATTCATTTTTTTCTTTTTAAAATATCAAAATATATCAAAATATCAAAAAATATCAAAAAAATATTATGAATCAATCAATATCAACAAGTATATAGGTTCCATCTATTGTTTTAGCCACCCTTTTTTGGCTATCTGTTTTATGAATTTGGTTATGACAAGCATCACAAACATTAATTAAATTTGCAGGATGATTTTTATGAAAAGAACCAATATAATAATTATTTTCTTTTTTAGCATTTTTTTGATACTGTAAATGATGCACTTCAGTCGCCTTTGTGGCTTTTACAGTTTTTTCTGTTTTTGCTATATCTTCTTCTTTTACAACATTATTACAAATCTCACAATTTCCAACAATTTTTTTTGCATTAAAATGTGATGAAGAAAGTGCTAAATTGTTTTGTTGTTCCGGATTATATTTCATACGTATTTCGTGAGCACGTTGTAAAAACGTTTGGGGTAAATTTAAAGATTTACATACTTCTAAACCATACATACTATCCCCCGATCCTTTTTGTAATTTACGGTTATAGATAAGTTTTCCTGTTTCTATATTATAAATCACTTCCATGTGCATCATTTTCAAGCAAGGCGATAATTTCTGTATTTCAGCATAATTGACAATTTCATGGAAATGCGTCGCAAATAAAAAGGTGCATTTAATTTTATGAAGTATTTCTAAACCAGCAGTAAAAATGCTTAAAGCCGAATCACTTTCAGTTCCCGAACATAATTCATCGCCAAGAACTAAACTGTTCTTATCTGTCAAGGTAAGAATCGTTCGTAGTTCGGTCATTTCAACTGCAAAGGTGGAAAGCCCTTTAAAAATATTATCAGTTCCTAAAATACGGGTAAAAATAGATGAATATGGATAATAGACAAACGTCTCACAAGGAACAAATAATCCTGCTTGCGCCATAATCACCGCAATTCCAATTGATTTTATAAAACTGGTTTTTCCAACCGCATTTGTGCCATACAGAAGAATTCCATTTGTTTCATTATCGCCAATCGTCATATCGTTTGTCACATATAATTCATTGGTTTGCAGATGTTCTATTAAAGGATGTCTAATACCCGTAAAGGATAAATATGCCTTTCCATTTTCATTATCGCCATTTTCATCATAATCATTATCATTATTAGGCTGAATAATGGGTCTACAATAATTGTATTTGGCGGCAATATAACATTTGGATTGTAAAATATCGCAAAGACAGGTATATTGAATAATCGCCGTTAATTCCGTTTCGTATTTACTTAAATGATCTAAATAGGCGTTGTACCAAGTGATAATTTCATTCATTAATTTATCTTTTGATGTTTGTATTTTTGTAACAATTTTACAAATTTGCGGATTAGTTACCACCATATCTTTTTTATTAGCACCGTTTGTCGTGTAGTCTAAATCATTTAAATGTAATGTAAATTCTTCATTTTTTTGCGAATAAGTGGAAAAATAAGATAATTGAACACTGGCTGGTTTCGTTTTAAGTTGGGTTTTTAAAGAACCCACCCGTTTATTCGTGCCAAGCAATACCGTGCTACTTTTAGGGGTTTCATGTATTTTAATGTAGTCGGTATTTTTATTAGATTTTTCTAATTTTTTTAGAATATCCGAAAAATAGACCCGAATCGCTTCTAATTTTGCTTTTTCGTCAAAGGTATCGCGCATGTATTCATCTATTTTGGGGTTTACGCCTTTATTAATAAAATCCATGTAATCCATACTCAATGAACCTAAACAATCCGTGGTAATTTCATTGACTTGTTTACATTTTTCCAAGCCAAAGACATCTTCAAGGTCGGTTACAATTTGCAGGCAACTCGTATAAATCGTTTCTGGAATGTCGTTGTTTAAAAAGTAAGTAGTTAGTTCCTGGTCTTGCGTCGTGATTTTATATAAACTCGCAATACTCTTGATATTCTGCACTAATAAATACAATTCCTTAGGACTAATTTTATGGAGAATTATTTTTCGGCTTAATTTTTCAATATCTTTTATTTCTCCTAATTGTTTACGCATGTATTCCCATAATTTCGTTGAACTATTGTAATTGCTATTGCTATTGCTATTGCTATTGCTATTGCTATTGCTATTGCTATTATCCTTAGTGTATTTCTTATAGGCAGGGAGTGCAGTTAATAGGGTAGAGGTAGGCAAAAATGCCGATGTTAATAAATGGTCGGTAATCGCATATGATTGATTTAAATTTTGGGTATTTGTCGTGGGGTTATGTAAATTGTATATAAACCGCCGTTTGCCCATATTCGTGACACAGTGATTTAAAAAACTGCTTACTGACCGCAATTTACCCGTGTGTCGGGAGTCATCCGTTATATTTAATTGTTTTAAGGAATGGTTGGCAAGAATAAGTTTGTCGGTATGATTTTCAAATAAAGGAGGCGAGAGTTTATACACAAGGTTCGGGTTATGTTGATGGATAAAGTCAAGCAATAAACAAAAAGATTGGGTAGCAATAAAATGGGTAGGAAAATGGGATAGTAATGCCTCTGAAGAGAGATTTGGATAATAT